CTGGTGGTACTGGTGGTACTGGAGGAACAAGTCTTCCAGGGGTTGCAATTGGAGGTGCAGGTGGAGCTGGTGGTGGTAGAGGTGCTGCCGGTACTGCTGGCACAAACCGAACGTATGCACCAAACCCAGCCTTAGGCCTCGGCGGCGCAGGAGGAGCGGCTGGAAATTATATCGTAGGTAATCCATTCGTAACTTGGCCAGTAACAGGTACCCGACAAGGTGGCGTAGCCTAATAAAAAAAAGGATTTATATGAACACACTTTATATGAAAATACATCAATTTGAAGAACAGAGTCATTCTTTGATAGTATCATTTGCCTCAGATACGACAGAACATCAAGATCCGGATAAATATCCAGCATATGCTTATCAGCCGCTACATATGTGGCCAGGCGTAAATGACCCAGAAGAAATAAAAAAACGAATTGCAATTTCTGGAATGTATCACGCCGAGCAGCAAGAGCGTGAAGAAAAATTTGTTGCAGATTCAGCAAAAATACAACAGTATAAAGACATGATTGGACAGGTATCTTCATATTCTATAGAAGATTTGGCACCAACTACTCCTCCCGAATTTGTTATAGAGGTGTGAAATGTTTAAATTCCCACCTAAGGTATTAAAGGCATTTGATATACTGGTAGTTAAAACTGAAGTTTTTTCTGGCGCCATATTAACTGTAGAGCCTATATTAGATGGTGTTTTCACAGTTGGATCCAGCTTTGATTATGTTTGGATGATAAGTAAAGGACGCCTGGTATGTACAGAGACAACTACGGGTGAAGTTGTTGAATTGAGAAAAGGTGAATCTACTCTAACAAAATCTTTTTCAAAAGGAGAGTGGAGAATGCAGGTTATGGAAGATACAGAAAGTCTATGTGTTAGTCCTTTTTTGAATGAATCAACGTCACAGATAACAGACAAAGTTGCTCCTTTTGCTATACTTTCTGGACAAAATAAAGCCATATCAAAAGATTCAAAGTTATTTTTAGGATCAGGTTCTTTGCAGATTGATGATCGTACTTTTAATTCTCCTGCACAAATTCGTTTTTCTAAAGGAAATAAGATAGTTCATGCAAATGAAGATTCTTTTGGGTTTTTTATTTTAACATAAATATAATAATCTAGAGAACTCCAACTATAATAAAAAAATGGCCCAAATAACTAACAGACAAGAATTTAAAGACTATTGCCTTCGTCGTTTAGGGTTTCCTGTAATTGATATTAATATCGATGACGAGCAGATAGAGGACAGAATTGACGATGCCATGCAATACTGGCAAGACTATCATTTCGACGGCCTACAAAAAGTCTACTATATCAAAGCAGTAACACAACAAGATATCAATCAGCGTTATATTGATATGCGTCCATCTGTCACAAAAGATGCATCAAACAATTCTTTAAATATTGTTGGTGTAACTAGAATCTTTCCTATTCAAGACTCTCAGGCAACAATCAATATGTTTGACCTGCGTTATCAGTTACGTTTAAATGAATTGTATGACTTCACTTCAGCATCTTATATCAATTACACATTGACAATGCAACATCTGCGTTCACTGGAAATATTATTTACTGGTGAAGTACCTATTCGTTTTCAGAGACATATGCATAAATTGTTTATTGATTGGGCATGGGGTGCTTCTGAGGCTCCTGTTGGTACTATAGTTGTTGCTGAGTGTTATGCATTAATTAATCCAGATGTTTATCATGCTGTCTGGGATGATCGTTGGCTCAAACGATATGCTACAGCACTCATCAAACGCAATTGGGGAGACAACCTCAAAAAGTTTCAAGGCGTTCAATTGTTAGGTGGTGTTACACTAAACGGTGACAAAATCTACGAAGATGCAGTTGACGAAATCAAACAACTGGAACAAGAAATGGAAAGCAATTACGGCGCACCGCTAGAGTGGTTCATGAACTAAGATGCCAACTAACCATTATTTTAATAACTATAATGCCAAATACACTGAACAACGTTTAGTGGAAGATTTGATTGTTGAATCCATAAAAATAATGGGTGTGACTTGTTATTATATTCCGACCACTTACAATAATCCAACAGATTTTATATATGGTGAAGATCCTCTGAAAAAGTTTACAACAGCATATCCTATTGAGTTATATCCAAAAGATGTTATGGATTATAAAGGAGATAAAGATTTCTTTAGTAAGTTTGGTCTTGAGATTAGAAACCATATAACTGTAGTAATGTCAAAAAGAAGTTTCTCTCAAAGAGTTCCTGTAGATCCTGATTATGGTAGACCAAAAGACGGAGACTTAATTTATATTCCTCCTCTTAATGGTGTAGGTGAACTATATGAGATTAAGTTCGTTAATCAAGATATGGACATGGCTATGCTTGGTCGTAGAGTTCCATATTTTTATGAATTAGAATTGGAGAAATTCAAGTATTCACATGAAACAATTGATACTGGTATACCTGATATTGATATCGTTCAACAAAAAGATGCTTACGCACAAAGATTTACGTTAACTGGAGTTTCAGGTGTTTTTGCTATAGGAGAAACTATTTTTATTAGTCCAGATATTACTTTAGCAAATGCAACTACAACAGGTATCATTGCAGCTTATGATTCTGCAACTGCAAACTTAGATATTAATACAATAGCAGGAACATTCTCTGTTGGTAATTTGGCTAGAGGAGCAACATCAAATGCAAGAGGAACTATTGCATCTACCAACATATATGAACATGCAGAGTATTATGCAGACTATGACAATAAAATAATCAATGCTGAAGGAACTTCAATTATTGATTTTTCAGAAACTAATCCATTTGGTAATATATAATGTCGGCAACATATCACAGAATCATTCGTAAACTTGTAGTTGGTTTTGGTAGTTTGTTTGACAACATTACCTTAACTCGTTACAAAATAGATGGCACCGAAGATAGAAAAATCAAGGTGCCTATTATCTATGCACCAAAAGAAAAGTATGCTGCTCGTTTACTAGGCGATCCAGATTTAAATAAAAAAGTTCAAATCACATTACCTAGAATGTCTTTTGATTTGATAAGCATGGAATATGACGCATCAAGAAAACAAATAACAAATTTAAAGACTACAGCAGCATCAGGAAATCCTAACGTAAAACTTGCACAATATACTCCTGTGCCTTATAACTTTGATTTTTCATTATACATCTATGTCAGAAATATAGAAGATGGTACTCAAATAATAGAACACATATTGCCATTTTTTACTCCTGAGTATACAATAAAACTAAATCTTATTCCTACGATGGGAGTAACAAAAGAAGTACCAATTAATTTAAATTCAGTAAATTACGACATTGAGTATGAAGGATTGCAAGACTCTGATGCTAGGGTAGTTATTTGGACTTTAAATTTTACAGTAAAAGCTTTTGTATATGGAGCAATATCTCAAGCAAAGATAATCAAAGATTCTTTTGTAAACATATTAGATTTAGATTCATCTGTCAATAATGGAAAAGTTACTTTTAATATGAGTCCTTCCGGTTTTGGAACATACAAGGAAGGAGAAACAGTTTATCAAGGATATTCATTAGATACAGCTAGTGCTACTGGTACAGTTGTATACTATAGTAATACCACAGATCAAATGGTAATTACAGATATAAATGGTGGGTTTAAAGCAAATACAGAAATTATAGGACTAGATTCTTTTGCAGAATATACTCTATTATCAGTTGAAGGTGTAAATGCAAATAATAAGATGGTAACAATTAATTCTTATGTGAACCCAGCAAATGCTACCATTAACTCAGCATATACTATTGTGACAACAGTGACGGAGTACAACAGTGACTAAATTTGAAAAAAATATGAGTGATATCTTTGAAGTAGAGCCAAAACAAATTGCTAGTACAGATATTATAGTTAAAGAAGAAAGACCTGTCGTTCAAGTTGATTCTAAGTTAGAAGATGATCTAGAAAAAGATTATAATAAAGTCCGTCAGAACTATGAAGAAATTATCAACAAAGGAGTTGATGCCATAGATTCTATTCTTGAGATAGCCAGAGAATCTGAGCATCCAAGAGCATTTGAAGTTGCAGCTACCATGATTAAGAACGTAGCAGATGCAAACGAAAAGTTAATTATGTTACAGAAACAGATGCGTGAAATACAAAGAGCATCAGGAAAAGAACCACAAACAAGCACTAAAATAGATAAAGCCATATTCGTTGGTAGTACAGCAGATTTAAATAAAATGTTAAAAGGTAAGGAATGAAATACTTCAAACATTTAAGAGAAGAAGTTCAAGAAAGAAAAGATACAAAATCAAAGACACTTCATGCATTTGATATGGATGAAGTATTGTTTCATCACGATCATTCTAAACTAAAAGTTCATGTTAAAGATCAGCACGGTAAAAGAGTTCAGTCTTTGACTAACACAGAATATAATGACCATAAGTTGAAACATGGTCACAGTTATGACTATAGTGATTTTAAATCACACAAAGTGTTTCAGAAGTCTGCTCATCCTATTCATAAGATGATTAATAAACTGAAGGCGATACACAAGAATAATAAAAATGTTGAGATTGTAACTGCAAGATCAGATATGGATGACAAGCATGGTTTTATGAAAACACTAAAGCATCACGGTATTGATCCTCACCACATTCACGTTCGTCGTGCTGGTAATGTTGGTGCACCTTCTCCAGCAGAAGCAAAACATAAAGTCATTGGTGATTTAGTTAAGAAGCATGGTTATAAGAAAGTTCATTTGTATGATGATTCTCATGCCAATCTGAAACACTTCAAAAAACTAAAAGATGATCATCCTGATGTTGAGTTTCATGCACACCATGTTAGTCATGATCCAGAAACAGGACATGTGAAAGTAACTACAACAAAAGCATAAGAATGAAAAAGTTTAAAGAGTATATAAATGAAGCCGAAGAGGAGCACACATCCGAATGGATGTCAAGTTCTGACTTAGGTAAACATATACCAAAAACAGCACATAAGCAAATTCATAAAAGCAAAGAACATGGAATATTAATGAACCATGACCTTGCACATGGTGGTTCTGGACACTTGCGATATAGAGTTAAAACTAAATCGTATGATGGTTTTAAAGTAAAGAAAGTTCAAGTTGCATCAAGTAAAAAAGATAAAGATGGATTTACGCATCATGCCACATTTGGTTTAGCAGCAAAAAGTGCATATCCACATGATCATATGAAAACTCATCCAGAAAGAAAAGTTACTGTTCCTTGGTATATGAAAGATGATGAAATTAAAAAAACAACTGGAAGATAATGTCTATTAATAAAGATTCGTATCGTGATAATCCTCTGCTCAAAAGAGCAGGAGTAAAAATTGAATATACTCAGGAGCAAATAGAAGAATACGTCAAGTGTTCTAAAGATCCTATTTACTTTGCGGAAAAATATATTCAAATCGTCAACGTTGACGAAGGTTTGATGCCGTTTAGAATGTGGGATTTTCAACGTGATATGATTCGTACATATCATGAGAATCGTTTCTCTATTACCAAGTGTCCTCGTCAGGTTGGTAAAACTACTACTACGGTTGCATATCTACTCTGGCTTTCTATCTTTCAAGATACACAAAATATTGCTGTTCTTGCCAACAAAGGACAATTAGCTAGAGATATTCTTTCAAAATATCAACTAGCATACGAAAACTTACCTATGTGGTTACAGCAAGGTGTCATCACATGGAATAAAGGTTCTGTTGAACTTGAAAATGGATCAAAAGTTATTGCTGCTGCTACTTCATCATCAGCAGTTCGTGGTGGATCTTTCAATGTAGTATTCTTAGATGAATTCGCATTCGTTCCTTCAAATATAGCACACGAATTCTTCAATTCAGTCTATCCTGTTATCTCGTCTGGTAAATCTACAAAGATCATTATTGTATCTACTCCGAATGGTATGAACTTGTTCTACAAGTTATGGATGGATGCAAAGGACAAAAAGAACAACTATAAAACATTTGAGATTCATTGGTCACAAGTTCCAGGTAGAGATGAAGCATGGCGTGAAGAAACTATTCGTAACACTTCTGAACGTCAGTTCCAACAAGAATTTGAAACTGAATTCTTAGGTTCAACAAACACACTTATTTCTGGTTCAAAACTACAACAACTTGTTTATATTGAGCCTGTAGAAAGAAAACGAATAGCCAAAGAAGAAATACTTGATATCTACGAGCAGCCTGTTATAGGTGATGGAGAAATTACAAAAGATCATGTGTATGCTATTTGTGTGGATGTAGCAGAAGGCAAGCATATGGATTTATCTGCATTGTCAGTCATAGACATATCTGAGACACCATATAGGCAAGTAGCTAAATATGCCAGCTCTTTTATTTCTCCGGTTCTGTTTCCCACTATCATATATAATACTGCCAAATATTACAACAATGCATATGTATTGATAGAGATTAATAATACTCCACAGATTGCAGAGATTTTACATGGTGAAATGGAATATGAAAACGTGCTGAAGGTTCAAACAGGAAATAAAAAAGCACAACAAATTTCAGCAGGATTTGGTAGAGGAGTTCAACTTGGGGTCAAGATGAGTACCCAAGTAAAAAGAATTGGTTGTACTAACTTAAAAACACTCATTGAAACAGACAAACTAATAGTAAAAGATTTTGATACCATTTCAGAGTTTACCTCATTCATTTCAGATGGAGTAACGTGGAGAGCAGAAGAAGGTAAAACTGATGATATGGTTATGTCATTAGTAATGTTCGCATGGATGACAACTCAGAAGTATTTCAAAGATGTTGTTAACCACGACTTGAGGAAACAACTACAGTTAGAAAAATTAAGTCAGACAGACGAAGAAACATCTCCTGCCGCCTTACTCATAAATGATGGATTAGATGTTCCATTTCTTGTTGAGGGTGGAGATGTTTGGGTTACAGGGAACCAAGGTGAAGTCTATGCTGAATACTTTAGAGAAATAATGAGAAACTGATATATTCTAAATAAAGAGTATAGTTTTATATACCTGCCAAATTCATATATAATAAGGAGAAAAAGATGGCAATTCAGTTATCTCCAGGAGTAAGCGTTACCGAAGTTGATTTAACAACTGTCGTTCCTTCGGTTTCCACATCAACTGGTGCATTTGTTGGAAATTTCGAATGGGGTCCAGCAAGTGTCAGAGTTACAGTAGATAGTGAGAACACTTTGGCTAGTGTTTTCGGTACCCCAAATTCCAATACATATACCTCATTCTTTACCGCAGCAAGCTTTTTAGCATATTCAAATGATCTGCGTGTAGTTCGTGCAATTAGCACCGACACAAGAACTGCTACAGCAAATTCTTCAGCATCAGTTCAGATTGCGAACGAAGATGTTTATGAAACAGAGTATCTACAAGGAAGCAATGCAAATGCGTATGGTGCTTTTGCATCAAGATATGCTGGCGCAGCAGGAAATGCAATTCAAGTAAACGTTTACGATAATGCATCAGCCGCTACATTTGCAAATACTAACATTACTTCAGGTGGTGTTTCAAGAGCATGGTCAAGTGTTGTTAATGGTGCACCAGGAACTTCAACTTATGTAAGCACTGCTGGTGGAGCTAATGATGAATTCCATGTTGTTGTCACAGACAGCACTGGAGCAATCACTGGTACAAAAGGAAGTGTTCTTGAAGTATTCCCATATGTTTCAAAAGCAATTGATGCAGTAGATGGAAATAATCAAACAACCTATTGGAAAAATGTAATCTTTACAAATTCAAACTTCATCTATGGTATGGATGCTGTTGATTATGCTAATACAAATGCAACATGGGGTGATACAGCAGCAAATACTACATTTGCAAGAACAGCAGCAGTAAATACTACATTAAATCTATCTGGTGGCATAACAGCAGCACTAACAGATGGTGATATTAATGTTGGATATGACCTGTTTACAAATTCTGATGTTGTTGACATATCACTAGTTCTAACTGGAGGTGCAAGTGTTACAGTACAACAGTACGTCATTGATAATGTCGTTACTCCTGCAGGAAGCGTAACAGGTCGTTCTGGAGATTCTGTAGCATTTATTTCTCCAAGATATTCTGATGTTGTAAACCAATCTGGTGGAGAAACTGATAATATTAAAAATTGGTTGGAAACATTAGCTCGTTCAAGCTCTTATACTGTTACAGATTCCGGATGGAAATACATGTACGACAAGTATAATGGTGTGTACCGCTATGTTCCACTAAATGGTGACATTGCAGGATTATGTGCATTTACAGATCAAGTTCGTGATCCATGGTTCTCACCAGCAGGATTCAATCGTGGTGCAATTAAGAATGCTGTTAAGCTGTCTTGGAATCCAAATCAAACACAAAGAGATATTCTATATCCTTTAGGTGTTAACCCAGTGGTTACCTTCCCTGGACAAGGAACAGTTCTCTATGGTGACAAAACATTGCAATCTAAACCATCAGCATTTGATAGAATCAATGTTCGTCGTCTATTCATTACTCTTGAGAAAGCAATTTCTAGAGCAGCAAAGTTCTCGTTGTTTGAATTTAACGATGACTTTACAAGAGCCCAATTTGTAGCACTTGTTGCTCCATTCCTGCGTGATGTACAAGGTCGTCGTGGTATCTATGACTTCCGTGTTGTTTGCGATACAACAAACAACACACCACAAGTTATTGATAACAATCAATTTGTTGGAGATATTTACATCAAGCCTGCTCGTTCTATCAACTTTATCAGACTTAACTTTATTGCAGTTGGAACAGGAGTTCAGTTCACAGAAGTTACTGGTGCTATCTAATAAATAAAAGAACAAGGAGAAAAGAATGGCTTTTAATGTATCAGAGTTCAGAGCAAATATGATTGGGGACGGTGCCCGTCCTAATCTATTTTCTGTGACATTAATCTTTCCAACAATAGCAGCAAATGGTGCCGCAGCAGGATCTAGAGCAACATTTATGGCTAAGTCTGCACAACTGCCTGGCTCTACTGTGGGAACTGTTCCTGTATTTTATTTTGGTCGTGAATTGAAGTTTGCAGGAAACAGAACATTCCCAGATTGGACACTAACTATCATCAATGATGAAGATTTCTCAATCAGAAATTCTTTAGAATCATGGATGAATGCAATCAACAGTCATGCAGGAAACGTTCGTAATGCACAAGCGTCAAATCCAGCAGGTTATACTGTTGATGCTGAAGTTACACAATATGGAAAAACAGGCAATATTCTTAAGAAGTATACATTTGTTGGATTGTTCCCAGTAGATGTAGCTCCAATTGATTTAGATTGGGGATCAAACGATACGATTGAAGAATATACTGCTACTTTTGCATATCAGTGGTGGCAAGCAGATACAACAACTTAATTTGATTTATAATGGAGAGCCTCTGGCTCTCCTCATGTTATTTTGATTTTATAATGCAAGGAGAAACATTTTGGCGCTAAACCTATTTGGCTTTACCATATCAAGACAGAAGGCTGAAGAAGATTCGTTAGTTCAGCAATCATTCGCTCCACCGAGTAGCGATGATGGCGCATTGACGATTACTTCTGCGGCCTATTATGGTACATATGTTGATTTAGATGGTACTGCAAAAAATGAAGTAGAACTAATTTCTCGATATAGAGAAATGGCTATGCAACCGGAGATTGAATCTGCTATTGATGACATTATCAATGAGTCTATTGTACAAGACGATGATGGTAGGAATGTCAAGTTAATTATGGATGCGTTAAAGCAACCGGAGAAAATTAAAAAAGCAATATTGGAAGAATTTAATACTGTCTTGAGACTACTGAATTATAGTAACATGGCTCAAGATATTTTCAGAAGATATTATATTGATGGTAGATTATTCTATCATATTATTATTGATAGAGAAAATCCTATTGGTGGTATCAAAGAATTACGTTATATTGACCCAAGAAAAATACGCAAGGTTCGTGAATTAAGAAAAAAGAAAGATGAGAGAACTGGCGTAGAAATCATGGCTGTCATTAATGAATATTACATTTATAACGACAAAGCAATTACTGGTACTCAGTCAAACTATGGACCAGTAGGCACAAGAATTACAAAAGACTCCATCGTCAATATTAATTCAGGTTTGATGGATTCTCGTAGAGCAGTTGTTCTCTCATACTTACACAAGGCAATTAAGCCTTTGAATCAGTTGCGTATGATTGAAGATGCAACTGTCATCTATCGTATTTCAAGAGCACCAGAACGTAGAATTTTCTACATTGATGTAGGTAACTTACCAAAACTTAAAGCAGAACAATATCTGCGTGATATCATGGTCAAGTACAAGAATAAACTTGTTTATGATGCCAATACAGGTGAAGTTCGTGATGACCGTAAGTTCCTATCAATGATGGAAGATTTCTGGTTACCTCGTAGAGAAGGTGGCAAAGGAACAGAGATCACCACATTACCTGGTGGTCAAAACCTTGGTGAACTAGAAGATGTAAAATATTTTGAAAAGAAATTATATAAATCACTCAATGTGCCAATTTCTAGATTAGAATCATCTTCCGGTTTCACTATCGGACGTTCATCTGAAATTACCAGAGATGAATTAAAGTTTGCAAAGTTCATTGATAGACTGCGTAACAAGTTTGCTGAATTATTTGATCAAGTATTGAGAATACAATGTGTTCTAAAAGGTATCTGTACTGATGCTGAATTTACAGAATTCAAAGAACACATGTATTATGACTTCATCAAAGATAATAATTTCTCAGAACTTAAAGAAGCAGAATTGATGGCAAACAGATTAAGTCTTTTGCAACAAGTTGATCCTTATACTGGAACTTATTATTCAATGGGTTGGATTCGTAGAAATGTTCTACGCATGGATGATGAAGAAATCAAACTCATTGATAGAGAAATTGATGACGAAAAGAAAGCTGGTTTTGAAGTGCCGACTGAAGTGCAAAATGCTGTCACACAACAAAAGATGATGACTGACATCCAAATGGATGCACAATCACAACAGATGGCACAACAGCAAGATATGGCAGCACAACAAAATAATACCCAAGAGCCAGAACAAACTTCTGCTGCTGATACACAAAAGTCTCAACAGAGAAAACCTAAAGCGGTTAATTCATCTGCCGATTTAAGTTTATCTGAAGATTCAATAGTAAGAAGATTGACAAGAATATTATAAATAATGTTTGTTCATTTTTTAAATAAAGGAAGATCATGAATACCAGAGCAATTATAGATTATGCAATTCAAGATGACGCCGCAGCAATGCGTGATGCTCTTTATGCTGAAATTCAAGACAGAGTACATTCACATATTGAAATGAAGAAGCAAGAGATTGCACACGGACTAGTTACACAAGAGGAAGATTCTGAAGCTTCTGTTGAAACAGAAGAAGGAATTACAGAAGAATGAAATCACTAAAAGATTTTATTGCG